GACACAGCTAGTCCTAAACAACTATCCCTCTACTTCTTTGGTGGAGAAGAGAAATACAAGGAGAAAATTGAAGATGGTCTATATAAGAATGGTAATCCTCGCACTAAAACGGTGGAAAAGATTCGTATGATCGAAGGTAAATACCCGCCTACGGGGGAGTTTGTGATTCAGAAGCTAGGTAAAGGTGGTTATTACAGTGTAGACGACGTAGTGTTGAAAGAGTTGGCATACCAGCGTTTTGACTTGCTTGCGTCTACACTCCTTACAATCCGTGAGGCTAGTAAGATCAAGGAAACCTACTACGACGGACTGCATGGACTGCGGTTCCCTGACGACAACATCTACCCAAATCTAAACCATTGTGCAACTAAGACAGGACGACTATCTGCAACTAACCCTAACCTACAGAACCAGACAGATGCAGGAGATGTTAAGCGCTCCTACGTTAGTCGCTATCCGGATGGTTGCATCCTAGAACTAGACTACTCTCAGCTAGAGATGATTGCACTTGCCTACCTATCCAAGGATCAACAACTAATTGACGATATTAATAACGGTAGGGACATGCATCGTGAGTTGTACAAAGAGATGTACGGTGTCTACCCTACAGACAAAGAACGCAAGCCATTCAAACGGTTTAGTTTCTTGCTTGTGTATGGTGGTGGAGCGGCTACATTGATGGCACAGAGCGGTTGTAACAAAGCCACAGCTAAGAAATTCATCAGCACTTTTTATACACGTTACAAAGGAGTTAAGGCATACCATGAGCAAATAGTAAAAGATGCAGAGATGAAAGCTGTAGTTAGCTACGACTCTGACAAGTCTGGCCCAGACTACCACTACTACCACACAAGCCCTACAGGGCGGCATTACATCTTCAAGAAGTATCCCAACGAGTACAAAGGCGGTCTGTCATTTAGTCCCACCGAGCTAAAGAACTGGCCTATTCAAGGGTTTGCAACTGGAGATGTTGTGCCTATGATGGTAGGTCTACTGCTCAACCAACTGGAGAAAGAAAACCTAACCGAAGCGAAACTAGTAATGACTGTGCACGACAGTGTTGTGCTTGACGTACCCACGGATTTACTGTACACTGTAGCTTCAGTAGCGAAGAAGACACTAGAAAGTGCACCACAATATTTGAAATCTGTATTTAACATTGACTTTCCATGCAAACTAAATGTTGGCGTGGAACACGGAATTAACTGGCAAGACAAAAAGGAATTGACACTATGACATACACCATTGAAGACATTACACAAAAAGAAGTTAACACCAAGTTTGGCCCTAAGCCAGCATTCACTGTGATGGCTAACGGTGAACGATTCAGCTACGGCTTCAAGAAACCAACGTTTAAAATCGGTGACACTGTAGACTTCCAATTCACTGAGAACACCTACGGTAAGAACGTTGATCTTACAAGCGTTCGACTCCTAGCCAAGGGGGAAGGTGCACCTGCTCCTACTGCGCCTGTTGTAGGGGCTTCTAAGCCCTCTTATGGGCCTCCTGCTAAGGTGTTCCCCATTCCCCTGCTACACGGTGATCGTGCCATTGTGCGTCAGAATTCAATCACTAATGCGGTTAAGGTGGTTTGTGACACACTTGGAGAAAAAGCAACGAAGACTCCTGAAGAGCTAGCAGAGAAAGCAATTGAGATTGCACGTATGTTTGAAGCGTACTCTTGCGGGGATCTAGACATGGCTGCTGCTGAAAAGATGACTACTGAATGAAGACAATCGACACGCTAGTCCCTGACATTTACAAGCTAATTGCAGGTGGCTCTGCCCCTGTTACTAGTAACAACAATGTCAGCGTGAGCTATGACAAGTGGTTTAATCCTCGCTCACAAGAGCGTGAGAAAAACATCCTGTACTTCAGCGAAGTAGGTGACCCATGCCCACGTCGTCTGTGGTACAAATACAACTCACCTAGCATTGCAGAGAAGCATGACGGCAATACACTGCTCAAGTTCTTCTACGGCGACATTCTGGAAGAGCTTGTGCTCAACGTTGCAGAGGATGCTGGTCACAGCGTTACTAGTAAGCAAGAGCGTGTGCTGTATGAGGTGGGCAACGGCTGGTATGTTCGTGGTCGCATCGATGCTGTGATTGACGGTGTTGTTGTAGACGTTAAGAGCACCACTAAGTTCGGTGAAGAAAAGTTTAAAAACAATCTAAAGGAAGATCCATTTGGCTATTACCAACAATTAAACGGCTATGCTACTGCTCTTAACTATGATACTGCTGGTTTTGTTACTATCCAGAAGGAACTAGGTCATATCAACTACTATCCCATTGATGTTAACAAAGGATTGTTCAAGCTTCAAGCAGACCATGCTGTAGAAACTGTATCGTTAACAACCCCTGACACTATCACACGGCTCAGTAGCGTTCCAGCTAGCAAGACTAGTAAGAATAAAAAGCTATGTACATCGTGTAGCTATTGTCCATACAAGAAGCAGTGCTGGCCTGAGATGCGTACTTTCCTGTATGCTAGCGGCCCAGAGTTTCTTGTAGATGTTGTAGATGTTCCACGAGTAATGGAGATTACTAAGCAGACAAATGAAAGTTATTAAAGAAGCGTTTGTGATTCAGAATACAGATGGCACGTACATGTGTGCACAAAACACATTGACACCTAAGCTTTATGCTTCAAAGCATAGCGCTATCTCTGCGATAGACTATTATATTGGCAAGGACAACTTGCAGAACATACATATAGGCTATCATGTTAAAGAAGTTTTTTTAGTATTAGGAGATAATGATGGCAACTAAACAATTTGAGTTTTCTTACACTAGCTCAGACGAACCTGATGAGTGCACCTTTGACGATGTTGAGTACGCACACTACAAGCGTATCGACCATCGTGTACACTTTTCAGAAGACACCCGTTGGGTAAACATTCTAAGTGAGTTCGCTAAGTTTCTAGATTCAACAGGCTATGTTGGTGTGTCCGAAGCTGTTGATAAGATGATTGCTCAGAAAGACGCAGCCCTACGTGCATTTTTAAAAGAGGACGACGATGAAGATACTAGTAATCCCGGATTGTCAGATTAAAGAGGGTGTACCTACTGATCATCTAGGTTGGGCTGGTAATGCCATTGTTGATTACCGGCCTGACGTTGTGGTTAACATGGGAGATTTTGCAGATATGCCAAGTCTTTCCACTCACGACATTAAAGGTAGCAAGTACTTTGAAGGACTGCGGTACAAGAAAGATGTTGAAGTAACCAAGGCTGCTATGCAGGTGTTGCTAAATCCCGTCAAAGATTTACAACTAAAGCAGAAACGGAACAAAGAAAAGGTATATAAACCACGCATGGTAATGCTGTTGGGCAACCATGAAAATCGTATTGATCGTGCAGTCAACAACAACCCAACATTGGATGGGTTAATTTCAACAAAGGATTTATGCTATGAACGAGATTGGGAAGTACATCCATTCCTTCACCCTGTTTTCATCAATGGTGTTGGTTTCAACCATTATTGGCCTGTTGGGGCTATGGGGAGGCCCGCAAGTACTGCTGCCGCTATTATTAATAAGCTCCACATGTCTTGCATTGCTGGGCATCAGCAAGGAAAGCAAGTAGCCTATGGTAAGAGGGCAGATGGCAAACCCATCTGTTCCATTATTACAGGTAGTTATTACCTACATGACGAGAGCTATATGGATCAATTGTCCAACAAACATTGGCGAGGTTTAGTTATGCTGAATGAAGTTAATGATGGACACTTTGATGAGATGTTTCTTTCTGTAGAATATCTAGGACGACGGTATAATGAAGTACAACGACAAGTTACGGTTAGTTAAAGAGTTCATCGAAGAAAACTTTGATGATCCTGTAGAGTTAACAATTGCTTTGCGGTTATCTGTTGAAGACATTGTTAACTTACTTCCTGATGTTTTAGTAGCCAACTATAATAACTTTTTTGATGACAATGACAACCTTGAAGAGCACACGTTTAAAACTGAGTCGGACTACCTTGGATCAAGAGAGGAATGGGAAGACTCGCAAACGAGAGATTATTAATAGCGAGAAGACACGTGATTGGAAAACGGAGTTAAAAGAATATGAGCTTGGTAAACTTAGTGTGGACGACACCGAACGGGGCAAGTCTAATAGCGTACATGGCGAGGGTTTCAAATCCTGAAAGCCAAACTAAGGACGATCCTGACAACAAGCTTCTCAAATATCTGGTGCGTAACAAGCACTGGAGTCCCTTTGAGATGGTTAATGTGTGCCTGGAAATTACGACGACAAGAGACATTGCTCGACAAATCTTGCGTCATCGTAGTTTCAGCTTCCAAGAGTTTAGCCAGCGTTACGCTGATCCCACTAAGGAACTAAGCTTTCAGAAACGAGAGACTAGGTTACAAGACGTTAAGAATCGTCAGAACTCTATTGAGAATAATAATCTAGCGTTAGCTACTTGGTGGCAAGAACGACAAAACCGCGTCATCAACGAAGCTAAAGAAGCATATGCATGGGCAATTGAAAATGGCATTGCCAAAGAACAGGCCCGTGTAGTGCTACCCGAAGGCAACACTACTAGTAAGATGTACATGAATGGTACGTTGCGAAGTTGGATTCACTATGTTGAACTACGTACAGACAATGCTACTCAGAAAGAACATCGTGAGGTTGCTTTACAATGTAAAGATGTTATGGTACAATGTTACCCGTTCTTGGAGGAATTATGGCAGCATGGTTAATTGCTCTCATTGGTATTGTATATTTAGTAGTAGCTACTGAGCTATTACTGACAGGGAAGACAGGATTGGGTATTGCATTTCTAGGCTATTCACTAGGTAACGTAGGTTTGTATATGGAGGCACTTAAATGATTAGTGAAGTAGACATTAACGATATGAAGGCACTGTATGACTTGGATAAAGGAACGAGTTTTAAATTGGCTCCTACAGACATGGTGCAAGTTCCAGTTGACAGTAACAAGTTTGACTTCTCAGGGGTGTATAAATTTCTGGGTATTGATGGAATGTATAGTCGCAGTATTGACGAGCACGGTAATGTACATCACTTTGCAGCATGGACTAAAGTAGTTCCGTGGAATGTGTGAGGAACGATGGTGAGTGGACAGAAGGTCGCTATCGTTCGTTCATTACTAGTACGCTACGTGGAGGAATGCGACGTTGGCCCCCTAAGTGGAAAGCACTTAAGAAAGCAGAGTTAGGTAGAAAGACAAACAAGAAAACAGGTAAACTTGCAATGCACTTCCTGTGTTATAATTGCAAGGAAGAATACACTGCCAAAGACGTACAGGTAGACCATGTTAATCCAGTAGTAGACCCTGCTACTGGTTTTGTTTCTTGGGACTTATACATTGACCGATTGTTCTGTGAACAAACAAATCTTCAAGTGCTGTGCACTAAGTGCCACAAACTAAAGACAAAGGAAGAGAATGAATCTACGAGAATATCAAGAGCTAGCAACAAGGTTCGCATTACCGACAGCGAAGAACCGAGAGTATCTAAGCCTCGGGCTAGCAGGGGAAGCGGGGGAAGTAGCAAGCCTAGTAGCAAAAGCAGTACGGGACAGCGACGGGAACGTAAACAGAGAGTCGTTAAAAAAAGAGCTAGGTGATGTGTTGTGGTTTGTAGCAGTACTTGCTGAACACTACAACTTAGACATGTTAGACATTGCTGTAGGTAATATTAATAAGCTGCGTAGCCGTCAATCTCGCGGCACTATAGGAGGTAGCGGAGATGAACGATAATATGTCAGAAGAGTTCTGGGTACACCATGTTGTTAAAGACTTTGATCACATTGTGAGTAGTGGTAAATACCGGGGTATGTTTTACGAGATGCTTTCACAGGAAACTAAAGACATTCTGTTTAAGATCGCAACATCTCACATTTATGATCGGACAGTAAATGGTAGCGGCTATTAGATTTATTACAGGAATTGCATTAGGCTTTGATATAAGTCCAGCACCGGGTGTTTACGTAACTATTTACTTAGGCATCTTTGAAATTGCATTTTTTAATCCAGAGGAAATAGAAGAATGACACTAGGTACATACGAAACGTTTATTGCTAAAAGCCGTTACTCACGCTTCTTGGACAGCAAGAACCGCCGTGAGCATTGGCCTGAAACTGTTGACCGCTACATGAACTTCATGCAGAAGCAACTTACTAGTAAGCACAACTATACAATTCCTACTGCACTGCGTACTGAGCTACACGATGCAATTCTAAATTGTGAAGTTATGCCTTCTATGCGAGCAGTTATGACTGCTGGAG